ATACCATTCTCATTTACCAAGAGTATAAGTAGCCCTTATAACAATACCAACGATAAAGTTTTACGAGTGTTTATATCTGATGCAAACGGAAAGGCTTTGGGATACAAAAAGTTTGCTTACATAGATTATGTTAATCTCACAGATATAGCATCTCTAGATAATGGTGTAAGCAATATTGATGTTTCTGGGTTGAGTAGATTAGGTACACTTGAAGTAACTTTAAATTACACTTATTTGACTGCATTGAATCGTTTACCAAAATCATTAACAGCAATCTATGCCAGTATTTGTAATCTAACACAAGTGAATCTTAATGGTCTTACAAATCTTCAAAGGCTTTTTGTGGATTCAAATAGTTCTTTGACTTCTATTGATTTATCGTCTTGCATAAATTTGACAGAATTACAGATAATGACTTGCAGTTTATCTACTCTAAATTTAAACGGGTTAAGCAATCTCAATCTAGTTAAGTGTTTTGGAAATCCCTTGACATCTATTCGTGCTACAGGAGTAGGTGGGGCTATGGGAACTGCATATTATGGTTATACATCTTATTCCTCCTTTTATTCAGGTATAAATCTTGCTAGTTGCAGTTTGAGTGGTTCTGCTTTGAATCAATTGTATACAGATTTAAATACCACGGCAGGGGGAAATGCTTATCTTATTGTCAATACTCAAGCAGGTGGTGGGGAACTTTCAGATACTCCTTCAATTGCCACAAACAAGGGATATACAGTTCTAGGCACATAATGAGATATTTCATCACACCAAATTACAGTCTAGCGTTTATACCAAAGAGCGGATGTTCTACTCTTGCTCGTTGTGTGATAGATTCATTTCAGCCCGATGAAAATTTGTTAATAGAAAACGGTGCGTATCCTGAAGGAAAAACACCAGATAATAACCAATGGCAATGGATGGCAAAAGTAGAACACACACCATCAAAACCGATACTTGCGTTCATACGAGAACCTCTGTCCCGCTTTCTTTCTGCTATGGCACAGTTTGGTTTAACTGATGTGTCTGCTGCACTAGAATCACTAACCGCAGGAACACACTTACAGTTGCGTAAACGAACCATAGACCTATCTACCAATCCTCATTTTCTTCCACAGATAAATTGGGTAGATGCTAACACCAAACTTTACAAATTTCCCGACCATCTAAACGAAGGTGCATTAGAAATAGGATTCACTCTGCCTCTACCAACAATTAACGCAGCATCAAATCCCAAACCTGTTCCTACTGCTGAACAAGAAGCAGCGATACTTCAGTACTATACTGAAGATACGATTCTTTACAATTCAATCATAACACCCGGAATTGTTACAGAAATAACAGAAGAGCGTATCTCCGCAATAGAATTGACATAAGCAAAATCTGTGCTATACTAGGCTAAATCAAGGTATCTGTTCCTAAATACAGGAACACTACAACTAGGAGAAATAAAATGAGTGACTTCAACGGATTGCCTACCCCTTATCAGTCGTTTATCCATCTTTCGCGTTACAGCAGATGGATGCCAGAAAAGAATCGCAGAGAAACATGGGAGGAAACCGTTGCTCGTTATTTTAATTTCTTTGAGAAGCATCTTGAAACCAAGTGTGGATACAAGGTGGAAAAGTCGGTTCGCAACGAACTTGAAACCGCTGTTCTGAATCTTGAAGTGATGCCTTCCATGCGAGCATTGATGACCGCAGGTGAAGCACTTGAGCGTGACCATGTTGCAGGTTACAACTGTGCGTTTGTTGCTCTGAATCGTCTTCGTGCGTTTGATGAAATCCTGTACATCCTCATGTGCGGCACAGGCGTAGGCTTCTCGGTTGAGCAGCAGTTTGTAAACAAGTTGCCAACAATTGCAGAAGAGTTCAGCGACAGCGATACGGTAATCGTTGTTGAGGACAGCAAGATTGGTTGGGCAAAGGCATACAAGGAACTAATGTCGCTGCTTGTTGGTGGTCAGATTCCAAAGTGGGATACTTCAAAGGTTCGTGGTGCTGGCGCAAGACTCAAGACTTTCGGTGGTAGAGCATCGGGCCCAAGACCACTTGAAGACCTGTTCCGTTTCTGTGTTGATACTTTCAAGAAGGCAGCGGGTCGCAAGTTGACTTCTATTGAGGTTCACGATATCGTTTGCAAGATTGCTGAGATTGTTGTGGTGGGCGGCGTTCGTCGTTCTGCTCTCATTTCTCTATCCGATCTGAACGATGAGCGTATGCGTGGAGCCAAGACGGGTGCATGGTGGGAAGCCAACGCACAGCGAGCCTTGGCTAACAACTCTGCTGTCTATAAGGAGCGTCCTGAAGTAGGAACATTCATGGAAGAATGGCTATCACTTTACAACTCTAAGTCAGGCGAGCGTGGCATCTTTAATCGTGATGCTGCCAAGCGAACTGTTGCGAAGTTGGGTGATCGTCGTGATTCAAACCATGAGTTCGGAACTAATCCTTGCTCAGAGATTATTCTTCGTGATCGTGAGTTCTGCAATCTCAGCGAGGTTGTGGTTCGCAGAGAAGATACGGAAGAAACTCTGAAGCGTAAGGTTCGTCTTGCTGCTATTCTTGGCACATGGCAGGCTAGTCTTGTAGACTTCCGTTATCTGTCAAGCGAATGGCGTAAGAACTGTACCGAAGAAGCCTTGCTTGGTGTGTCTCTCACAGGCATCTTGGATAATCCAATCATGCGAGATAATCGTGAAGGTCTACACAATATGCTTAACGATCTTCGTGAACATGCCGTAGAAATAAACGCAAAGTGGGCAAGCAAGTTGGGTATTAATCCCGCAGCGGCTATTACATGTGTCAAACCGAGTGGTTGTGGAACACTTGACACAAAAATTAAAACTACACATGGAATCATGTCTTTTGAAGAATTATTTGAGTTGTGTGGTAAAAATCCAAAAGAATTGTGTGATGGAGAATGGATATCTCCTCCTGTTGATATATTTGTGTTTGACGAAAATAACAATAAGAAAAAGATTACCAATTTGTATGTCAAGGGATATTCACCAGTGTTTCAAATAGAAGATGAAAATGGAAACACATATAAAGTTTCATCTGAACATCGTTTACTTACAAAAACTGGATGGAAACACGCTAGAGAATTGACTGTAGAAGATGAAATAGTTTCTTTTGAATCGGGGACATCGGAAATACTAAATACTTCTGTGTCAAACCAAGAGGAACCCGTAAATGAAAAGAGAACGAAAAGCAAGAAGAATATATGAAAAATATCATAGTGTTACTCTTCCAAAAGAAATGGAAGTTCATCATATTATTCCTGTTCACGCAGGAGGAACTAATGATCCTTCCAATCTGATTGCGATTACTAAAGAGAAACATAAAGAAGAGCACCTAAAACGATATGAAGAAACCAAAGATTTCCGAGATTTATGTGCATATCATATGATAGGATACAACTTTACAGAAGCACACAAAATATCCTCATCTGAAGGTGGTAAAATAGGAGGAAACAAGGTAAAAAAATTAGGTGTGGGTATATGTTCCGCAGACAAAAAGAAAAGATCAGAATGGGCATCATTGGGTGGAAAAGCGGGCGGCAAAGTTCAATACGAAAAAAAGTTAGGCATTCACAAGCAAACAAAAGCAGAAAGATTAGCGTTTGCCTCTTCTGGAGGAAAAGTAGGAGCGTTCACAAAATCAGAAATACAGTCTGCCTTAGGTAAGCGTGGTGGAAAAAATAACAAAGGATTTGTTTGGCTAACTGACGGAATCATCTCCATAAAATATTCAAAAAGCAAGCAGAGAATAAAAAGCACAAATCAATTTTTAAAAGAAAATCCAACTTTTAGAAAAGGAAAAACCGAAATAAAACAAAAGTGCTTAAAGTGTGGAAAAATAATGAATGCTAGAGCAATAGGTAGATATCATAACGAAAGGTGTAAAAACAATGACAAAGATTAAATCAATAACAAGACTCTCTCCAGAATTCATGGTAGATATTGAAGTGGAAGACACTCATTCCTATCAACTTTCAAACGGTTGGGTTTCTCATAATACAGTTTCGCAATTGACGGATGCCGCTTCAGGCATTCACGCTCGTCACAATCCGTATTATATTCGTACCGTTCGTGCAGATCGCAAAGACCCGCTGTGTCAATTCATGTTGGACAAAGGCTTCCCCGCAGAACCGTGTGCCATGAAGCCCGATTCGGTTATGGTGTTCTCGTTCCCAATGAAGTCACCCAAGGGCTGCATTACACGAAACGATATGACTGCGGTTGAGCATCTTGAACTTTGGTTGACTTATCAAAAATATTGGACAGAACATAAGCCATCAATCACGGTAACTGTTCGTGAGCACGAATGGGTAGAGGTTGGTGCATGGGTTTATAAGAATCTAGACCTAGTTTCAGGCATCTCATTCCTGCCGCACTCGGATCACTCCTACAAGCAGGCTCCCTATCAGGACTGCACCAAGGAGGAATACGAAGCCTTTGTGTTGCGTATGCCTAAGGATGTAGATTGGACTGAGTTAAGCAAGTATGAAAAGGAAGACAATACCGCAGGCACTCAAACCTACGCTTGCTCGGCTAACTCATGCGAAATCGTAGACCTCGTGGCAAACTGACCCCCATAAATAATGGGGTGAAAATTGTAGGAATTGACTATTCGTTATGCTCGCCGTGTGTTGCTGTAACAACAGACGGCGGGCTATCCTACCAAGCCCATTATCTTACTCAAACTAAAAAGTTTCTAGGTGATTTTAAATTTGGTAACTTTTTAATAAAAGGATGGGAATATCCTGCTTGGACGACACCCGAGGAACGCTATCAGGGGCTCTCAGAATGGGCTATAAGCCTCGCTGGTGCGTCCGAGCGAGTAATGATAGAGGACTATGCTCTTGGAGCCAAAGGGCGTGTTTTCCATATCGGAGAGAACGCTGGATTATTAAAATGGAAACTGTGGAACTCTAAAATTTCCTTTAAAGTTGTAGGCCCAACGGTTCTTAAAAAATGGGCAACAGGCAAAGGAAATGCTGATAAAGAGAAAATGCACGAAGCATTCAAGCAGCGTTTCGGATTAGATTTGCAAGCCCGTCTAGCAGGCGGTAAAGGCAAGATAGGCAATCCTGTAAGCGATGTGGTGGATGCGGTATGGTTAGCCGCTTATAACTTATCGTTATCTTAATTTAACCAACCCCAACATTAGGCAGAGCAGTATTAAACAATTCTGCTTTCACAGAGTAAACAGTATCGGCTGTTGTACCATTGCTTGCGTATAAACTCATAGCCTGAGTTACACTATCAAATGTCAGACCGTAACTAGAAACCGCAGTTCCGCCAGACGCTATGTTAATTGTTGTAGTGGCTAACATTTGTTTATTTGCGGGATTAAAGGTTACATACATTTCAGTTAATTGATTTTTATCAACCGCTGAACCAGTTGTGGTGCTTGCTTGAACAAAAAGTTTACCTCCTCTTATTCCACCAACAGAGTCAAATGATGTGTATATAAGTGTTGAAGCAGTAGTTCCAGAAACAGTAACATTAATGCCTTCAATATACATTACAGGACTACCCAAAGTATCCAATCCATTAACACTGCTTGGAGCAACATTTATTTGTTGTGATTGTGTTTGAACTCCGTATGCAACTAAACTGCCGTTAGCCTGACTTAAATCAACATTACCATTTATCGTTAGAGTTCCTGTGGTGTATACATTTTGTGTTGTTATGCCAGAGGAAAATTGTTGTACGGCTGAGAATATTTGTGGGGTATCAGTTTTAACAAATCCTGTGAGAGAACCAGTTAATCCGTTTATAGATTTCACATAATTTGAAGTAAGACCAACTGCTCCTGTATTTGATACTGTAAACTCATTACCAAACGAAGCAACACCTGTGACACTTGAAGTTGCAAGTGGCGGAGAACCACCTCCACTAGATGATGCAATAACAAAAGTTGCTCCTACAGCAGTAATGGTTATATTACTACCTGCTGAAATACCAACACTACCTGTTACACCATTAAATCTCTTTACATAGTTTCCTGTGAGACTTACTGCTCCTGTATTTGATACCGTAAACTCATTACCAAACGAAGCAACACCTGTGACACTTGAGGTTGCTATAGGTGTAGAATAATTTACGGTTCCTGTTAATCCATTGAATGATTTTACATAGTTTCCTGTGAGACTTACTGCTCCTAAAGCAGAAACTGTAAACTCATTACCAAACGAAGCAACACCTGTGACACTAGCAGACGCTAGAGGAGAAGATCCTCCACCACCTGATGATGCAATAACAAAAGTTGCTCCTACAGCAGTAATTGTTACATTGCTACCTGCTGAAATACCAACAGTGCCTGTGATTCCATTCAAAGAGTACAATATATTTTTTGCAGTTATATTGCCTGAGAAAGTTGCACCACTAGCACTTATTCCTGATGGAGAATTCAATAAACCGTAAATGATTGTTTTTTGTTGTGTACTTGCTCCAATTACTGTTGTGTTAGAGCCTTGACCAACAGCATTTGCACCAATAACAATTTCAGATGTTGCTCCGCTTGCTACGGCTAATCCAGAAGTATTGTATCCAATATAGATTGATTGATTTCTATTGTCCATTCCACCAGAAAGACTTCCGTCTTCAGTATATGTGTCTTGTCCAGAGTTGTTGCCTAACGCTAAATTGCTAGCACCCTTTTTAAGATATCGAAGTGCTTGTGTTCCTATTGCAGTATTATTACTGGCGTTTGTTAAACCAATTAAACTCTGATAACCAAGAGCAAAATTGCCGTTACCGTTTTCATTTTTGTTTAACGAGCCTGGGCCGATAGCAATATTATATTGCCCGATTGTAGTATTTTTTAAAGCCTGAGGGCCAATAGCAATGTTTGATGTGCCAGAAGTATTATTGTATAAAGTTTCTTGTCCAATAGCAATGTTACTTCCTCCGTATGTGTTTTTATTCAGAGAAAGAGTTCCTAATGCTATATTATCATTACTATAATATGGATTTTCTGGATCATAAATGTTGTTTAAAAGTGCGCCATTACCAAAAGCAATGTTGGTGGGATTGCTTCCTCCTCCTGCACCAATTGCTACGCCAGCAATTTCAATATCGGTTGCGGTTGATATACTGTCTATGAAAGATTGTAGACCATACCACACTTGTCCTTGAAGACCTGTATAAAGTTTAGCCAATCCAGTAATACCACCTGTAGCACCGTTAACTGATGAAACATAATTGCTGAAATTTACGGTTCCACTTAAACCGTTCCAACTTTTAACATATCCACCAGTTATGCCCAAAGTTACATTTGCACCAGTACCACCAGAACCACCAGAACCACCAGAAATATAAATGTCCGCAATTCCAGGATTGTTTATGTTTGTTCCAACAACAACTCCAGGGCCTTTAAAATTGAATCCCTTCAATTCACCGTATTGTATTATTGGCAAATTAAAGTTATCGTTAGAGTATACCGATTGAACATATCTTTCAATATTGTTTATTGTTGCTTGTTCATTCGGGGCTTGTATCCAAAGATAGTATTCTTTTCCTGATATCATTCTAGGATTGATTGCACCAGTTTTGGTATCAACCATTCTGTCTCCACCACCGACTCCAAAAGCCCATCCTAGTGCTCCGTATCCTATAGTTTGATATAAAGCAACATCTTGTGCGTTTGTTAACCCATCAAAATTTGCATCAAATAACGGAGGATATCCTGAGGCTCCTGATGTCCATCCAGTCCAATCTCTGAGATAAGGATACTCTTCATACATGGTTCCTTGCGTTGGAGTTCTGTAATCAGCATTTGGGTTGATGCACAATTGGAAAGGTTCTGAACTAGCAGCACCTGTTAATGGTTCAACTTCAGAAATATACACTAAACCAAGAAATAAACTTGAGTTTAAGTAATATCCTGTATCAGGATGAGGGTTAGCAACAGAAACTGAGTTTAGATTGTTCCAGTAATCTTCATAGGTTACAGGAAATGCTCCTGTTGGGCCAAAAAAAGAACCTGTTGAATTATTCAGAACATCTTTTAAAACATTTACGCGAAATGACGGCCATTGCATTGTGCCGTTCTGACCAGTTTTACCAACAACATGCCAGTTTGAGGTATCAATAGTGAATTGCCCTAAACCTGGTATTTTGTTTGTGGTGTAACGATATATTAATTTGCCTGCTCTTCCGCTAGATCCAGTTTCTCCTTTGAGTCCTTGGGGTCCCTGTGTTCCAAAGCCGCCGCTAACTGTATCCGCAGAAGGATTAGTTCTAGAAACAGTTACAGTTGCGGCAGGACCTGTGTTGACGCTAACAACACTAACAACTGGATCGTTTGCCATATGAATTATGTCCTTGTAACTTCAGGATACACGGTAATCATACCTTGAACTAATCGCTGAACGATTGTGCTGCCTCTTGAGTGAAGTTCCACATCGTAAAAGTAAACGCCTGGTTTAATACCCGCTGTTCCTGTTGGCCCAAGCGAAACATAGATGTATCCTGTTCCGCCGGTAATTGAAGCACTTAAATTTATAGCAGTATCCGACGAATAATACTTTCGCATCTGAGCGAATGCAGTATATCCTGTGGATAAATTTAAAGCGTTTCCCGTGCTATCCTTTGTAAGGATGTTGAACGAGAAGTTCGCTCCTTGATCCATGTCGTGATTAATACTTACTGCCATATAAATTACGCTAGACGGGTAACATACGCAAAATTGTTTTGAGTAGCAATTATTATCGCTGTACTAGTATTTACTTGTCTTGTACTGCTAACACCAGAATCCGATACCAAATTGACAAGTCCAGCAGTATCGCTAGTACTCCAAAAATCAGTTTGATAATATGGAGAAGTTCCAACTCTTCCCCTACCATACCATATTCCTGGATAAGATGTTCCAGTTTGAATAAGCAAATTTACGCCCGATCCAAGAATGTACAACCTAGTTTCTCCTACCTGTAAAGTGTTTGGATAGATTGTTAGAGTACCAGTAACAATTTGAGATGAGAATATAGACTTATTGTTCAGCACAGTGCTCAGCACAGTGCTATCCACATAATCTTTGGTAGTCAGAGTTTTGGCATTAGAAGCACTGGTAGTACTGGTAGACGAACGGGCTTCTCCGTTCACATCTAAAGCCACAGCGGGAGAAGCGGTTCCAATACCAACATTACCAGCGGAATCAATTCGCATTCGCTCATTGCTGTTATTTGTTAAAAAGCGTAAATTACCATCAGAAGTAGAATTTGCTATAATAAAATCGTTATTATTGATCTGCTGATATGCTTTTCTACTATTTGATTTGTAAAATCCAATTTGGGGAGCGTTAATACTAGTAGTTACATCTTCAAGACGAAGCATTTCATCAAATTGTGCAGTTTGATTAGTAATGTGAAGTGCCACAACAGGAGAAGCGGTTCCAACACCAACCCTTCCTGAAGAGTCTACGAGTAAACCTTTAGTATTACTTGATAAACTGTTTCCGTATACAAGTTTAAAAACACCACCGTCTACACCAATTGAACCTGATGCATTAGTCACATCAGTTTCATTGAACAGAATAGCAGGAAGTGATGATCTGATTTGTATCGGAGTGGATGAGCCTGGAGCAAATGTGTATGGGCCACCAGAGAATGTTAAACCGCCGCCCGTATGATCGGTGTTACCATTCTTATCCATGAAATTATTGTCGGCGTAAGTTTGTGCGTTTGATTGAGCAGAAGCAACTCCAGTATCCACATACTGCTTGCTAACACCAGAAAGTCCTGCCGTATTGAGCAATGAGTTTACTAGATTATCCACATACCCTTTTGATGTCATGGAATTGGTGGTGAGAGGAACCGCGTATCCAGCACCTCCAATATTAGTACTAGTAAAATCAGTACTTTGAATAGTATTGTTTGGACGAATTACATTGTTACCAACATACAATCCGTTCGGAAAAGCAATTCCGTTTGCGTTTGTGGTGTATGTACGAATTGAGTCTACTTTGATTTCTGACATATTGGGTATTTATAAAGAAATTATTAGGTTTACATCAGGCATATCTAATTACCGAGACATAATGCCAAGCGTATATTCTAGTATTATTAGTCGAATTTACAGTACCGCCACCGGATATGTTCGCACCATTTGAGATACTTTGAATTGGAGGATATGCGGTAGCGATATTTGCAGCAACACTGGAATGTTGAACTGTTAAAGTTCCAAGTCCGCAAATTTCTCCACTGGCGGTTTCCGCTGTAAAGGTGGAGGTGTTTCCCGCGCCAGCACCAGCCACACTGACTCTTGCGGCGTAAATATATAATTTTCCGGGAACAAGACCTGTTACATCAATAGTATAATTATTAGCCGAACCTTCTGGCGGAGTTGTAACTGTTACTGCTCCTGCTTTCAGATAATTGATACTATCCACATAAGTCTTGTTAGCAAGATGCTGCCCTTGAGTTGGAGCAGTTTCACAACTGATTAACGCACTTGAAGTGGCTCCTGCTAGTGTAAGCAATCCAGAAAATTTTCCTGTGCCTGCAACATCAAAAGTTGCACCAGGTGTACTAGTTCCAACGCCAACATTTCCATCAGAATCAATACGCATTCGTTCCAAAGAATTAGTGTATAGTCTTATAGTTCCGGTGGATTGATTTGCTGCAATGTTTAGAGCATTAGTAGAAATGCCAAATCCGTATCTATTTTCTCCTGATTTATAAAGTCGGATATGACTTGTTTGTTCTGCTCCTGTTGGAGAAGTATTGTTAATAAAATAGTTTCCAAGATCAACTTTTACAGTAGGAGAAGTATCACCAATTCCAACATTTCCAGATGAGTCAATTCGCATTCTTTCAGTATTACTTGTTCCAAATCTAGTAGGTCCACCAAGATCGTTCCATATGTCTAATGTATTGTTGGAACCACCAAAACCAAGGTATCCGCCTCTTCCAGCACTGCCCCATAAACCCAAATAACACGCACCAGCCGAAGCAATTGCATCCGTTGTTTCTAGACGCAAAAGACCAGCATTTGCTTGACCTTTTACATGCAACTTTGATGCTGGAGAAGCCACACCAATTCCAACACTGCCGTCTTGTGTAACATGAAGCGAATTAGCGGTTTCATTCCAAGGACTAGGATTAAATCCTATAGATATGCGATTTGCGGTTAAGCCATTGACTCCGAATGCACCAATTCCTGCACCATCGGCTGTTGCTGCATTTCCAAGTGACCATTGAATACCGCGAGTCCATGAGGACCATTGAGGATTGGTAACAAAATTTATTCCTGTAACTGCAACATTGTTTCCAGCACTTGTTTTATCAAGTATTAACTGACTGTTATTTAATGTGATATCACCAGCACCACCACCTGAAATAGTCATTCGCGCAGTATTATTTGTTATGAGATTCAGAGGATGAGCACTAACTGTACCTAATGCTTCACTCACGGAATTTGATTTCCAACCGTACACAGATTTCACAATACCGTCTGTGGTGTACAGATGATAATCTCCGTTTAGGGCTCCTAGATTTTCAGCAGTTGCCGAAGACACCACTAAAACGGTAGAATTGCCTGTGTTTCCTACCACGACTTGTGTTGCGACAGGAAACTGCAACGAGGTTCCGCTGCTTGGATTAATTGTGTTGACTTTTAGTTCTGACATATTGGGTATTTATAAAGAAATTATTAGGTTTACATCAGGCATATCTAATTACCGAGACATATGGTTGTACTGTCAATAGTGAGTGCGGATGACAGCGGAACTATTTTGGATGTTTTTATGCTGCTCATGTGTTTATCTTGATATTGTGCAAAACAATACTGACCATATTTATATTACAAAAGTTAAGATACCCTTGTTAAAATAAGAGTCCATTTTGTACCAGTACCACGATTAATAAGACCGGTAACATATGAACTCATTGTTGTTGTTGCAGTAACACCGATTGGTTGATATAGAGAAGCATTACTTTCAAACAATATGACTCCATACCATGTTCCAACAGGAGCAGTGACGCTCACTGTTGTGCTTCCATTGAATGCAATATTCCATCCGCTTGGAGTGTACTGCAAAGTACTACCCACACCATTAACAACTATAGTAGAACCAATCCTCTGTAAATCATCCACATAATCCTTGTTAGCCAAATGCTGTCCTTGAGTTGGAGTGGTTGCACAACTAATTACTGCACTTGAAGTGGCTCCTGCTAGTGTAATCAATCCTGTGAATGTGGCTCCTGATGCAGTTAATCCACCAATAGCGTTAATCGTACCGCCAACCCATAACTTCTTAGCCACACCAACACCACCAGAAACCACTAATGCTCCCGTTGTGGTGCTTGATGAATCTGTACTGTTAGTGAATGTAACACCACTAGCAACACCTAAACTACCGCCAACCGATAAATTCTTAGCCACACCAACACCGCCCGCCACAGTAAGTGCTCCTGTAGGTGTGCTTGATGAGTCTGTGGTATCTGATACGACTATCTGATTTGAAGTAGAAAAGGTTGTAGTTGCGGAAGTTGAAGTAATCTTGGTTGTGCCAGCCACCTGTAAATTAACTTGATTATATCCGTTAATAACCAGAAAATTACTAGCGTCATGGTATAATCTAGATGTTACCGCTGCATTTGAACCATTTCCTAGACCTATTGTACCAACAACATGAAGTTTAACGCTGCTTGCTGAATACGGAGCGGTTGCACCAACACCAACGGTATTTGTGCTGGTATCAACATTCAATAGAAGTCCACCTGAACCGAATGTATAAGGCCCCGCCGAGAAAGTTAATCCGCCACCACTATGAATCTGACCAGTAAGAGAACTTTTTACAAGATAAGTGTTTGGAAGACTGCTGCTTAAAGTTCCTATTGCAGAATCAACATAAAATTGACTTGCTCCCACTTGACCAGAACTCAATCCTCGTACCGCAAACTGTTGGTCAACATAATATTTTGATGTGGCAGCGTTGTTTGGTGCGCTTGCCATACTGTAATTTCCTATCAAAACATTACCGTTGCTAGAACTTAAATCTCCGCTTACAATCAAACCACCTGGCGTGTTTACGCTAATACTAGTGGAGTTGAACGGCGAGATTGTGTTGACTTTTAATTCTGACATGATATTCCTTGATGAATTGCTATACTATAATTTATATGATTTTCCAAGTGAATCCTGAAATAATCGTCAGGGTGTTTCCTGTGGTTACAGAAATGCCTGCACCAGGATCTATGGTATACACGGAACTTGGAGAACCGTATGCCGAGAAAAGCGAAGGTTGTAGAGTTACAGTTTGTGTTATATTTGTGGCGGAAGATGAGTTAAACTGTGGTTGTGTGAAGAACGCTGATGCAATGTTACCTCCTGATGGAGTTGTAACCTGCAAACCACCTATCACCTTTAGATTTGTTCCTGCCACAGATCCTGTAGCACTGATAATTCCGTTTATATACAAACCATCTTTATTCACTCTAAGATGGTTAACTGTGCCATCAGAGTTTCCAACATCAAGCAATGTTGCAGTTCCAGTATTGTTGCCCGCACGAACACTGAGTCCCATGCATCCACCGGCACCTTGAGTAATACTACTGTATCCGTTAGTTATTAATAAACTTGGGATGTTTTGATTGCCACCAACTATATGCAAAGGTGAGGTTGGTTGTGCTGTGCCTACACCAACATTGCCGCTTGAGTTGTTGATATACAAAGTTGGGGTGGTTCCGCTAGCGAAATTATACACCCCCGAGCCAGCAAAAGTTATACCTGTACCGCTGTGAGTATCTGAACGAGTCTTCAACAGGTAACGATCATCGTGATTGTGTCCTGTTAGAATTACCGCAGAAGTATTCTTGATAGCGCGAATCAGGTAGTTGGTGACTAGGAATCCTCCTGCAACAGAACCAGTACCTCCTGTTATTCCGTAACCTGCACTCAATCCTTCAGTATTGAATGTGGCTCCGTGGAAAATTTCGCCCAACCAATTAGTAGCCTCTCCTGTTACAGAACCTACTCCTATTCGGGTACGAAGATCAGGAACAAAGAAAGTACTTAGTGTGCCACGATTTGTATCAACTTTTCCGTAAATGCGAACAGGAGTATTTGAACCAATACCTACTGTTGCCCAACTAACAACATCTCCTGTGAGGGTAATGTTGCTTGCAGCAGAATTAACCGAATAAACTTTAGCATCCCAACTAGTTCCTCCTGTAGGAGAACCATTTTCCACAACAAGGGTTACTATATCTGTAGCCTCTAACCCTCGGGTATCTCGTTCAACAGTGATAACAGGAGTTGTTCCTGCGCTACTTGAAACAATACCTCTAGCATAATAGGTATTTCCGATTGATGTGTATAGATCAATATATCCTTGATATGATACGGCTCTACCATCACAAGGAATCCAGTTTAAAGTGTTATAAGTTGGATTGTCTGTTGAGCCTGCGTACTGTTGAATTGCGCCGATTGGCACAATAGTTTCAAGATACACCTGATCGGTTGCAGTTTGTCCTGCTCCAACAATTTGACCAGGATACGATAGAACATATCCTGCGGCAGAACCGCCAGCAACAACAGCCGGATAGAAAATACTCTTTCTAACACTATTTCCAAGAGTTGGTGCGTTTGTAGTTAAACCGCCGTCTATTGTTGTAGACAAGAAATATACGGTATTTGTTGAGTTTATATCAGGAACACCCGAAATGTATCCTTGAGAAACAATAACAAAATTGTTGGAATCAACTACAGATTCAACTATTCCTACCGCTTCTGCTTTAGCACTAGTATAAGTGGCGGCATTTGCGCCCACATATGCACCGCCAACTATTGCAACCACACTGCCTGCGGATAATCCGTGACCTGATTGAGTAATCTTTGTTCGTGTACTGCTGGCTTCAAGCCATTGATCGTTAATACGACCACGAGCATCGGCTATTGGAATGGAATTTGGAGTGGAACCAAATGTTGCACCTGCTCCGTTTACAAATTCCGCATTAAATCCATCCGCCCACATGTTTGCAGAACCACCTGCTGTTGAGGTAATTCCAAATGGACCTGTTGTTAATCCATTAAATGTGCTTAGTGTGTAAGCGGTAGCAGCAGATCCTGTAGCATATTTAACTACTAAAGTTTCGGAACCAGTAATTGATTTATCGTATTCAAAAGCCCACTTACCACGAGCATCATAAGAAACAGCGATACTTGTGTTTTGACTGTTAGAACTAGTTCCAACAAACACGAAATCATTTTTATTGTCGGTTGTTAGTCCGTAGTTGCGGAAATAACGAGCATTAATATACTGATTTTCCGAGACAACACCAAGCGGAACATTTGAAACTAAAGAGGCTTGTGATGTGCTCCATGTGAATGTTTTATCACCACTTGCTCCGCGAATGGTAAATCCTGCACCATCTAATTGTGTATCATTGAAAAACTCGGTTGTTGGCCCCGAAACACCGAATTGAGATAATGGATCGCCGTAAACTGCAACCACATTGAATGTGGCTCCTGTTGGGCCGCCATTAACAGAACCAGTACCAGAAAATTTCATGTTTCCGTTAAAGGTAAACAGTTCTGGCCCACCACGAGAAAATACTGAACCAATCTTTATTTGCGCGGTTGGGCCAAAGAATGGGCCTGTAACAGATTTAACAATTCCTATCACGGTGGCGGCAGCACTTCCTGATGCTCCGCTAAATGCTGTAATTCCAGGATTAAAATAGTACGCTGTTGCTCCCACAATCGGATAGGAGCCTGATGACATTCCAGTAACACCGATAAATCCTGCTTGCTGATACGCTAGTTCAATATTTTTGTCTTCAATACGAAGATCGTTGCTAGCCAAGAATGAGTTTTGACCACCAACAAACAATTGTCCATTGATAGTCAAATTGCCTTGCAGATTGATATTACCGCCAGGAGCGTTAATTGTATTTGGTAGCATGTCCGATGCACGAACTCGCTTGATAGTACCAAATGCACTTTGAGTTGTATCACTGATGTCTGTGAAGGAATAGTAGTCGCCTGTTGCTACTATCGGGGTTCCACTACCATCCAAAAGACCTGAGTAATCTAGAGAAATTTCATTATTGGTTCCGTAGTAACCAACACCGTGATTTGGCAGTAAACCGAAATATTTAATACCATTATAATTTCCACCAGAGGAACCACTAATAATATTTACACCAGTCAAAGCCTGCACACCATAGACCGTTATTGGGTCTATTGCGTCAATAATTTGGTTTGTAGTATCAAACCAAGTATTGAAAGTGTCCGACAATACAAGTCTTTTGATGTCTACTAGACCGGTTTCACCTGCCATCTTTACTTACTCTCTCTGTTTAGAATTTGCTTAAGCATTTCTTTTATTTCACCAACTTCAGCCTTTAAAGTATCTATCTCTGCTTTTTCTTTTAGTATTTGGGCTTTTCGCTTTTCGTATCGTTCAACTTCTTCGGTATCTGTAAATATGAGGGCATTGGTAGATACATCTCTTTCAATTTTTTCATTTTTTACAGGTATTCTAGGAATCATGTGGCTACCACTCTCATATTTTGTAGTTTTGGTATTATCGTTCCATCATTACTCTTGAACACAACCTTTACTGCGAAAGTGTTGAATGAAGTTGCTCCTGTAATACCAAATCCAACCTCTCGGTACACATTCTTGTCGGAATAACTTGTACCTGAAGTTTGTGGTATTTGAATATACGACTGATTATCAAAAATAACTGTGTTATCTGCTCCTGCTGGTAGATAACGATAGTATACATCTACGCTACTTGGATATGGGTTTGTTAGAGAGAGATACACATTTAGATTTGTTGCATTTTGTTCAAGATTGATTCTCTTTGTGATGTAACGAGAATTTGTATAATCAAGACCGTTAGCAGAAGTTTCTGTTGTTGTGCTAGATGTAACTACATTTTCTATTGCATTCACATACGCTCTATCATAGTCAACAATCGGCGATACCCATCGGTTAGTTGTAACAAGATTTGCGGTTGTCTTGAAGAATGAAGTGCTTGATGGAGTTGCCGTATTTCTTGATGAAAGAACTGTATTCTTCTCGTTCATAATTGTTGAAAGACCCAAATTTGAAGTAGAGAAGTTTATAGAAGTTGTTGGTGGTAGTAGAACTGGAACGCTCATACGGAATTCATCAATATTGATCGTGCCAGCACCGTATACACCAGAGGTATCAACACCTGTACCAAGAGTCATTGTTCCTGAGTTTGAACTTCCGAAATCACAAGCATACAAAACAAATTTCATATTTTCATTATCATTCTTCAGTAAAGTGGAAGCATTCTGCGCTTTAAACAAACTTCCAATATAAGGTTGTTTTGTTGCAATCTTGGTGGCATCTGAGATAACTGTATCTCCAGATACTGCTGTGAATAGGCTGTATTCGGTAGTGTTTGTCAGTACACTAATTGCATATTCTTTACCAGGCAACAGGTATACAGGAGTACTAAATTCAAACAAAGTTTCTGGATTATTTCCCAAAACACCATCAACACTTGTGTTTACACTTGCAGGATATACTGTGCTAGCACCAAAAGGCAACACTTTAGATGGATGTGGATACCCGTTAACTGTCGGTTTAATCACAACAGTTACAGGGGTATTTCCAGAAGATTTAGTGTTGAAATATAGACCCAACTTCTTTATCATAATTCCCGCAGGATATTGTGCAGGATTTACGGTAAAGGTTTGTGAAAGCGGATCAATAAGACCTTTTAGTTGCACCAATCCTGTTCTTTGATTTTGACGAGAGAAAACATTAGTAATCACATCATCAGAAGCAACACTTTCTCTTCTAATTATAGGCTTACGAGTGCTAGAAATATCATTACTCTTTACTCCGTAAGTTCCTTCAATATAGAAAATTTGATCTGCTGCCGTAGAAGTTGCAGTTTTATCGTCTGTTGCGGAATCAGTTACTCGTAGCAATTTACTTCCTGCGGTTATTACAGGATCAACGCCAGTATTAACCTTGAATCCGTAATAGCCTCCACCAGGAGGAACAAGTTTTCCGTAACTATCTGTAACCATTGATGTCACAGTTCCGCTCAATCCGCCAGAAGAAGTGACTTCGTATAGTCTTCCTCCCGATATACTCTTTCCGTCAAGGAAAGCATACATCGTGGTGTTTGGTTTGAGTCCTTCAGCCGCGATTGCAACCACAATATTTCTTGCATACGGCAGAATATCTTTTCGTATTACGCGATTATCTGTAACTGCTTCATCCGATGAACGAAGAGTTTCGGGTAGTGTACTGAAATTGGAATTTCCAAAATTTACTCCGTTTGTTCTTGCCGCAATATTTCTGCTTGGAATATTGTTGTTTAAGTCAACAGTATTTTCGTCTATTCTGTTGCGTCCCGACCAGTTGGCTTCCCAATCGTTATATTGAGTACCAAAACCATTGCCCAATCCAGCACCTGTTAGACTTCTTGCATTAATTGATTGCCAGTTATCGTTTTCTCCGTTAATGTTTACCTTAACAATTGGATCGTTAACATCATCATACCAGAAATCTGATGATGGGAACAATCGCATAATACCAAGATAATTAGAAACCCCCATAGGATTTACTGTGGTTGTTGTTGTTGCAATTGGTTGTGCAATTTGTGGTGACAAGGAATATGAGATTATTCCTGTGTTGTCAGCAGTTACTCCTGAAATTGCATTTAATGTAACATTACTTGGAGCACCTGCACCACTTGTAATACCAGATAAACGATATACACGATCAATAAATGCTGGTCTTAGTAGAGTATTTTCATAATCAATTGAAGAATTATAGTTAGAATCTTGAACATCTGCCACATTATGACCACGGAAAGAATCCACTAAGATTCCCTTTTTAGGAACTAATAGATTTGTGGTTGCATCAAGAATTTCTAAATTCTTTGCTTCTTGTTCTAGAATTGAAAGTGTAGTGTAGTATTCCACATTGTTGATTCGCTTTTCCAAATCTCCAATGTCTTTCATTGTGTATCTTCGGTTATTGTAATATCTAAATGATGCATCCGAAGGAGAGAATGTATAAGGATTTAATGTTACCGTATATAAAGTCATTGCATCAGGATTATCCTGAGGTACGCTAGCATTAAAATCTGATATTCCAGTTATTACCGAGAAATTTTTGTCTCGTGTTAATACTATCTTGTCTGTTCTTGGCAAATGGTGGGTATACGAGAACTTATTGTTTCCATCAGGTAAAGACATTAAGGATGGATAGAAATTTCCTGTTATTGAAGAAGAACTTGAAGCAGGAATTGATCCTGTTCTTCCTGGTCTAAAATCAATCACATCTCTTAAATCATACTTTACACCTGTCTTGGGACTTGTGTACGACGGAATGTTATCGTAACCAAATGAAGATCCAGTGATGTAAGAATCTACTGTGAATGGGCCGTATTCTGCGCTATGAACAAATTTTTCTATGGTAACTGAGAATGGGCCTGTTATACCTGATGTGCTCAAATTTCCTGCTGTATATCCTGGTGCTAGTACCAATCTGGACCAATCGTAGTATGCGTCTCTTTGTCCGGTGTCTAGCGTGAAATAACTATTCAGGTTTGTATTTGCTACTCCACCCAAAGACCCTGTGATTGAAACGACTCGGATAACATCAATATTTGGAGCAGTCTGATTGTTAGATAATAAGAAATATGGCTGTCCTCCATTATCATTGCGAACATTTTGCCAAGCGTAAGATGCACCACCCGTAATTGATAGAACTTCTGTGGTGAAAGTTTTAGTTCTCTTTTTGTAACCAGCAGAGTAATTTGCAAGAGTAGAAATTAAGGCGTAGGCATTTCCAGTATACGACACTCCAGCAAATGTTAGTCCGGTTGGATTGCTTGTAAATGTTCCACTCAATTCTTGACCGCTCATACCGTATAGACGAACTCTAGATTCAGGGAAAGCAGAGGAAACGGCTACTGTTGGAAGTGAGGTTTGACCACTCACATACAAGCCAGTTTTTGTTGGTAGACTTACTGTTCCAGAACCACTTGATATGTTTACTGGTGAGAAATGTGTGGTGAATGAATAATCAACATCGTTTATAGTTTTTACTGCTTTACCTGATGGAACAGACCACAATAAACTTTCCGTTCCTTGAAGTACTGTTCTACCGGAAGTTTGAGTGAAGTTAAAGAATTGCTGACCATTTGCGGTTACGCCAGGTATGAATGCTGTTTTTGTGGAACCAAAAGTTGCACCAGCCGTCATGGATACATCAAACAAATAAATGTTTGTGTTTGTGGCTGTTGTTCTCTCAAGTCCTCTAACTCTAGCACTACCGATTTGAGTGAAAGCACCAGAACCTGAAGATGAACTCAACAGCAAAGTAGGCATTGTTGATATGTCAAATCCTGTTAGATTTGTAGCATTGCCTACTGTTCCACCAGCAAATGAACCTAAAACAGATGAGAATTGCGTTTTTGGCTGTGTGTAAGTGTCTCTAGCCTTGGAAATTTGTAGTTTTGTTGGGCCTTGTGTTTCAAATTCATATCCGAAAACATAAGCCTTACCAGGATTTAGAGATGCTGCAATATTTGTTGATGAATTGCCTGTTTCAAGAGTTAAATCAAATGGCTTAACTGTGTAATTACCAGACTCATCATAGGTTCTGCGAGCAAGAGTATCTTCAATTACTGAATAATCAGGATACATTTCTTTCTTAATTGTGTATCCATCAACAACTCGGATGAATTCCAAGTAATCGCTTCTTGCAAAATTATCCAAAGAACCGCTTGTAGATCCAGCAGTTGTTGGATTAAAATTATTTCTCGCAATTACTAAATCTACCTTATAACGATCTGAACCTGGAGCAGCATAATTATAATATCCGTATGCGGGATCATTTAAACTAGAATCATCTTCTGCGGCAACAAAACTTTTACTCTTACTAAAACCAATTGAACATGTTGGATTATTGAAAACTCTAACATTAGAGCCAGCAGAGCCTGTTACAGAACATGCTGCTATTCTTTGTGCATCGTGAAGTACAAAGAATCCGTCTGTATAACGAACACCTTCATCAACTGAAATTAGCACACAATCGCCTAAAGCATTAGCCGTCACTCCACTTATAGCAAAATTGCCAGTAATTGTAGCGTTTATTGCGGCGTTTGATGATGTGGTTGCGCCAAGAACAGTATTTACCGCAAACGCTGTTGCACCACTCACATACTGAAAAAATAGAACAGGATTTGTGTCACCAGATGAAAGTCCTGCTTCTGCGTGAATTACTGTTGCTGGAGCACAATTTGTAGCGTATATTTGAGTTCCAATAAAATCAGAAATATTTGTAGTTCCAGATAGTCCTGTTACACGAGCATACTTGATGTAATTTTCTGAAATTTGACCATTCAACACCATAGACCCATCGGAAAATACATGATTTCCGAATCGTTCAATTTGACTTTGTAGAATAGTTTGAAGTTGTGTCAACTCTCTGGCTTGAACAGCATAGCCAGGACGGAACATAAGCCTCAAAAACTTTTTAGTTGGATCAAAGTCGTCGTAGTAAGGATCTGTATTGAACAAAGCGGAGTCGTAAGCCATGTGTTTCCTCTGTCAGAACTGGAAAAGAACCTTGATTTCTTCTCGTTGTGATGCGTTTCTTGCTATCGGATTCATATTCTGTATGTATTCTAGATTTCCACTCTTATATTCAAAGTCGCCTACATGACCAACAGAAGCAATAGTTGCAGTATAGTTACCATCGGCGTAAGTAAATGTTAATCCAATACCTGATAGGAATCCTGATCCTCTAACATCAAACAGTTTTAGAGTTCCTGTGGTTGTGGTTACAGGAGTCCAATCTACAACTTTACCTGAAGCGTATGCAGTTTGCCCTGTTGCTCCGTATACTGCGGAATCTAAAGTGAAACTTGAACTAGTAAACGGAGTATTGGAATCACAAACAAGACTCAGAGATGTAGTTTGATCGTACACGCTTGTTCCTGATTCTATAATTTCGTCTATTTCTAAAACTTTTGCTGTGCCTGTTAGAGAATTTGTTGATCTTAGATAATAATCAGTTTGAACCAATCCTTCTGAAATCAAAGGTCTTCCTGATGGCTGTTCAACATACAAATATCCTGTGGATAAGGATGTGGTGGAAGGTTCCCATCTGTAAATGGATCCTGTAAAACGGGTATTTCTAATTTTTTCTGTAGGATTACCTACTGAAGATATCCAAAGTCCTGTTTTAAAGTCTGATCCGCCCACAGAAAAATTACCGCCTAAAGCGGCAACTTTAAGTCTTAGTAGTCTTCTGGCTTCAGTTCCTGCCACGGTATTTTCTATTACATCTTGTATACCAAAAGTAACTCCAGTTCCGTACACAATACCGTTTTGATAGAAACTGCCGCTTACACCAGAAACAACAAGTTCTGCGGAACCTGTATAACCAGAGACTCCTGTTGCCCAATATTTAACTGTACCTGATGCGCGATTATAATTTGTTAAACCATCAACCCCTGTCATTCCTTGAGTAACTGTTGATCCTACAGCAAATGCTCCTGTTGCTCCAGTTTTAATTAAACGCAATCTGCTGGTTTTTTTAGCCAAATTAGGATTGCTTAGAATTCCAAACTGTCTGTAATCATTTTTTGTGGTTATAATCCCATCTTCCGATTGATTGAAATTTGTCACAACCATGAGAGCAGCAGCACCCAATTCTGCTGTAGCATTTGCACCATGACCATCTCGTGGAGAAATCACAACATTACCAATATCATTTAAATCACCGCCACTCAATCCTACAAAAGTTAATCCTTTAACCACCTGCAAACTTGCGTATGTGTAATTTTTGCCAGTATTGACCATTTCAATACCATCAATATAAGTTTGCTTTAAAACATTTGATTCTGCTGATGACGAAGTGACATTGCTTCCAAAAATTATGGTTGGATCTGCGCGATCAAAATTAGGATTTAGTGTGTTGCTGACAGATACTCCATCTCCTATAACTTTGATTTGCGGCAGTATAGAAAATCTACTAGTTGCAGCAGATAGACCAGTTGTGAGAGGATAATCTAATGTTACTGTTCCTGATCCAGAACCCGTTAAAGTAAATGAGGTTATTACTCGTCTTTGTCCTTCTCCAGCACCACTATCAATAGCCAAAATCATATCTTTATAATAATCGTTTTGACCGAAAAGCAGTGTGCTTGATATAACAACAGAAGTTGCTCCTGTTGGTGTATCTGTAGAAATTGAATTAGAAGCATCAACCGAGCGCAGACAGTTTGTTGTGATTAAGAATGGTTTATATCCGCTCTTAAGTTCTATGAAATCTATGGTTCCTTTTACTGCGGCTTGTTGAGTTTGCCATTGCAAAATACGATCATCATTTAGTTTCAAGAAATTCACATAATCTACAGGAATATATCCTAGTCTTTCTATTCCATTTACCGCATTATATGCGGTGTTTGTAATAAATTTTCTTTTAGATTCTGGTATAGAGTAAATGAATTTCCAACGATATCCATCAGAAAGTTTTCGGATTACCGTGTCGGTATGAGTTGGAGGAATTGTAGACGCTGAATTGTAGTTGTTATCAATACATTTATAAACTCGTTCTTCATCCACAACCACATAAAATTCAACATACGATACATCACTGTATAGATCTATATCGTTTCTATACGGAGTATAAATTTTTCCTGCTATCCAATCGTAACGAGGAACAACCAAAGAAATATTATCTCTGGTTATTTGTTTGTGGGCTATTAAATTTTGCCAGAAATCAGTTTCTGTTGTTTCAGAATCTACCGCTTCAGGAACATTACCATCTTCTGATGCTGTAGCACCACCAGACCAAGGTAAAGGTCTTCCGATTGATAGAAACCAAGTGTCATCCGACAAATTGTTAAATTTGTCAAAGAATGTGTCTACCACATATCTTTTAAGGTTTTGGCGTAATGGATCGCAGGAAATTGCCATAGTTGATTGTATTTATTACGAGAATTGATAGATGAATTCTGTGGTGGTTTCCGTATCTGTCACTTTATTATCATTTTCATCTTTAAAGTATAAAGAAAGCCGATATTTGCCGTTTGCAGTTATCTGAGTGCCATTAGACAGGGTAAATACCCCTGTATTGCCTGGATAATTGCTAAACATTCCTCTACTCAAAAGACTTTTGAAAGTGGGACTTAAGAGTATTGTTGAGGTTGTGGTGGTTAATGGGCCTCTTGTGTGTATCAGATACGAGGTAACTGAATCCTGACTCACCCAATACAGATCACACCATAATGATGCTGCCCCGTAGTATGGGATACTATCAGGATTCACTATAGAAGTAATGATTGTTAAATTTGATCCGCCCACAACAGGACTATTACCGTTGGCAAAAGTGAGATCATAGGGGATTCCTGAAGAGTTTGGTGTCTTTCCGTTTAAAGAAACTATCTGTAAATATGGCTTTGGAATAGAATCAGCAGTATCATATTTACAGTTAAATTCCTTGCCAACTTGTAAATTAAAAAATGAACGGGCTGTAATTTTACGGAATTCAGAGGCGTTGGTATATTTCAAAACAGCATATTTTGAGTCTACATCTTGTGTGAATGAAGACTCCCAATCGGAACGAATACTAGTCACCCCTTCTGCCCATTCAGGCCAATAAACTCCGGTAGTTCCTAAGAAGTCTGATTTTAAATTTTGGGGTATGCTTGCAACAACCTTACCTGTGATTTTGCGATTTGGATGCTGATACACAATCCAAAACGGTTCAGCCGCAGATAAACCTAATCCGGAAGAACGCAATTCTTGTGCATCAAACAGACCTGCCGAAACATAAGTACCTGACTGAAGTTGTTTAAATTTATATTTACTAGGAGGATACATGCCAGGATAAACCTGATTATAAATGTAAGCCCCGTCAAAAGCAGTAACGCCTGTTGCTCCAGGTATCGCAAATTGAGGAGAACCAAATAGATTTGGATTGGCGGGAGGCCCTTGATAACTTCTTCCCCAAAACCACGAGTTTCCGTCTACATCTATAGCACACGCCGCATGATAACCTGCGTCTACAGAAATAAAGTTTTTACCTGACGGAACCGTTAACTGACCGTAGGAATTACTTCCCCATCCTGTTATGCCACCATCTTTGGTTAGTGCAAGAGTGCATATTCTACTAGCAGAAACTTGCTTGTAGTTTTTATCTGAAGGAACTCTGCACTGATTATAGGATTTATCCCCCCAAGCCGTAATTCCTCCGTCTGCCATTAACCCTACAGCATGGCACGCTTTTCCTCTACCTAAAGAAACCGATTCAAATGTGACTCCTTGAGGAATTTGACTTACTGACCATGCTATACCGGCGGCCGCGTTGGTAACACCATGATCTTCAACTCTAACATACGAGGTTGCGGTTCCTCCTGAAGTTAGAGGCCCTTCTAGTTGAGGTCCCCAAACATAAACACTACAGGCTGTTGTTCCATTTGCGGGGTCATTACCAATACCTAAATTAAATACTGTAGTATTACCGCTAGTTGGTCTGCTTGGGTAAGATAACTGTGGTGGAGTTTGTAATCTTTGCCAATTTTCATTCAAAGTGAGTTTAGAATACCCAGCAGCGTTTACCCCTCGCAAGCCTATTGTTGCACCCGAGTATCCTGGTGCGGCTTTAACATAAACCGAAGATATGTAATAAGATGAAACCCCTTGTGGTAAAATATTTACCGGCTTTCCTTCATTATTTTCAATTTTCCAGAAAGCAAAATTATTATATGGTGTTGCTGTTTGTCCGGCTGCTGTAGTTAATCCTGTTGTGTAATCTATCTGAAAAGCAGTTAATCCTAATCCTGTGCTGAATCCTGCTAGATGATATGGGCCAGTGACTGAACTGCCTGTTACACTAACTGAACCGCCAGATGCTCCTATTGTGGCACTCCAAGCACTACTAGTTAGACTAAAAGTTTTAATCAGAAGATTTGTTCCTGTTTGATAACTACCTTGTGTAATGCCCCAATACTGCAAAGTTCCGTCTGATTTTACACCAATAGCACCAGCCATTCCTACATCAACAGATTTGAATCCTGTTCCTACTGGTACCGGTGTACTAGAAGTGCTAAAATATAAAGGTATCGGACTAGTGGTAGTCGCATTCCATATAGTTCCGCCAGCAGTTAAAGAACTGTCATTTAAAATTGCGGCGGAGTAATATAATCCTGCTCCAATCTCTTTAACACTAGTTAATCCCGCAACCCAACTGGTATATTGGCTGCTATGTGAGTACATGCTGTTGGAAACAGTTCCTGTTGCACTTAGAGCAAGAATGCTATAATACCCAACCGATATCTTTTTGTTTTGGTTGCTTGTTATTCTTGAAATTGGAAGTCCAGAAGGATTCCAACCCCAACCAGTAATACCGCCTTCGGTTGTGTCTTTAATGTACTGTATTCCAAAAGAAATTGGATTTCCTGTTGCTCCAGTAATTAAACTATCATGGACTCTTGGCACATAACCTGCAATATCCCCTGCTGTAGTTCCAAACCATACCGAAAGATCATCGTATGTGTTGTTTGTATACGGTGCGTAATTGCCTATTAGGGGAACCTCATAGCGAATTAATGATGATTCTTTATCAATATTTGCGTAATTGCATCTCTTTAGAAGAACGCTTCCAAAGAATCCCATACCTGCGGGATGTAGCAAACGACGAAGAACATCACGATAGCGATCAATAGTGACCTCTGTTAATAGCACATACGAGTAGTTTTGATAGTAATGGTTGTCTTGAAGTACTTTATTTGTGCTTAAACGACTGTCATTGTTTGCGTAATATCCTGCATACTGCGCCAATGCTCCAATAGTTGTGGTTCCGACAAATCCAGAACCATCAAAACTTTGAACGGTAACAGACGGAGCGATATTATAATTAACTCCAAAATTATCAATTCTGATTCGTTTTATTGCGCCAGTATTTACATCAACTTCTTGAACTGTTCCTGATGCATTTAACCCCGTATCTCCTGCCGCTGGCGTGAAAACAACAGAATCTCCAACCTTGTAGTTTGTTCCAGCATTTGTGATGTTTACCGATGATACAACAGAAAATACTCGTAACTCATTTCGCTTTACGCCATTAGCATCAGTAAATTCAATTCCGTAATTACCAGAAACAAATTGCCCATTTATGCCACTTAAACTAAATTCTGCAACATTATTTGAGCCTACTTGATATGTTGTTACATCAACAACACGAGCACTTGCAATAACATTTCCTGAACCGTTTCTCTGAATGACATTTTTTCCTGCGGCTCCAAATATTGAATTTCCTTGTAGAGCAGAAGTTTTTATTGATCGTTTTGCAATCCACTTACCGTCAGAAAGACGAAGAATATCTCGTTTTGGATAGTAAAATTCCACATTCGTATCGTAAAGAATTCTAAACAAAAATTCGTATGTTTTTTCTGTTCCTTTAGCAGCATAAAATGCTTTGATATTTTTAATCAGTTTGCGATCATCAACAGGAGCATTCGTATCTTTACTTACCGCTAAAGTTTTTGGAAAATTTAAAAGATATTCGTTTTTAAATGCGTCAACAAATTGATCTAAAGTTTTGTCTATATCTATCACAGATCCCAATTTCATTGGAGAACGAAGATAATCAGTTTGTGTATCCAACCACTCATAATAAGCAGACAAAAACGCTACAAGAGTAGGATGGTCAACCCTAACAAACTCAGGTAACTGAGAAGGTATTAGCGGATGAATATGTTCTTTATGCTGAGATGGGTTAATCATTGCGCTTTATTAGTATGGGAATCTGCTACCAGATTCGCTTTGATCTATACGATAAGATTCTTGTTCCAAAGTAATTGATACCAATTCGTTATCTATCAAAAGTATTTGATTTCTTCGTGGTTCAATATCTTTGATGTATGGTTTAACTGTAATTCTTATTTCCGTTTCAGTTTTTGGATTAACATATTGTGGGTTGAAATTTTTGAGAACAAGTTTACCTGTGGTGTAATCTATTGTACCGATAGAATACGACAAATACACTTTGGTTCCGCCAACCAATTTGTAGATTCTCAAATTTCCGTATCCATCATCATCCATATAAACATCAACAATCGGTTTAACTGTGCTTGAAGAAGTTAAGTCTTGATAACCAAAACTTGTACTTTCCAGAATACTTGGATATCCATCAATCGGGTGGAATAGTTGTGTGTCAAAACGAAGTGTATACGGAGAAGGATTACCTAAATTTGGCTGAAATCTTTTTTGTAGTTTCATCTCAACCGTATTGCTACTAATTGTTGGATTAATATCGTCAATGTAAGTACTAAATTTTGAAAGTCTAAAGTTCTTTCCAAACTTTTCTAGATTTTGCACTCCGTAATCATTTACCCGAATTTTTACCAAAGACTCTAAAGCAGATGGAGTTATAGTGGCTTTTGATGGATCGTAACGAACATTTATGCCAAGCACCAAATACAAATAATCAGGATCAACCACCTCTGGCAGAATAGACACTATATTTCTTTTTCCTAGAATAGTCTTTTGAATTGCTAACTTTTCTAGTGTGCTGATTGTAGTTCCAACTTTTGGCTTGATGGAGATAAACACTTTTCCGTACTGCGGTGGATCATTTTCTTCTCCACCCCAAATAAAGAAGGATTCTGCTCGTTCTAAGAATTCTCTAGACAAAAGAGTGGAATAATCTTCCGTAGTTACTGCTCTCTCCTGAGCCTGATAACTACGAGGAGAATAGTATTTGATACTTGTTAAAGATTCTGGCGAAGTTCCTCCATCTGAAGGAGAAGTTGTACCATCAGATGCAGCAGTTAAAGTTACTGTGGGTATTGCTCTAGACAATGGTGTATTATTACTTGGCATGTATGTGAATGATTTGCATCCGTTTGCCAAAGCACCATTTGTAACCAAGAATTCCACAAGAATAACATTTCCATTTTGAAGTGCTTTTCCAACCACTCCGTCTCCAAAATATATTTCAAAATTCCCTGTTTCAGTTTCTTGCAAAAAGTATGCTTTAGAATCAGCATCAAGAGTAGTAATATCTGTAGAACGGAACCAGGTGTCTAGCAATCCTTCGCTATCATTAACAGACTTTTGAATTCTAACAATAATTGTATCTGTGTCTATTTTATTTGATGGTAGAGTAAATTTCTGAGCAGGATCATAAGAATTATACACAAAGGAGTAAGTTCTATAACTTCCCTCGTAAATTTCTACACCTTTTGCTACACATCTTCCGCCAACATACTCTACTTTGTAATTCTTATTTGTTGTGAAGTTGTAAGACTTTCCCGTTTCCAACTTTCCAATAAAAGGTTCTCCGCGAAGTATGAATGCTGTACCTGCTGCTATGTTTGAAACTAGAGTTGCATTTGTTCCTAGATCAACATCAACAGTTGCTTTTGATGCCTTTATGGATTTTGGGGTGTAACCCAAATGCTTGGCTATAGAAACTGCACTAGAACGAACAACTGCCGAATCTAAAAATGCTTCATTTGCCACCATGTTGGCGTAAAAGGCTTGATAGTGGGTATTATAAGCCAGAAGATCTAGAATAATATTAAGACCCGATGCTTCAAAATCGTAGTCTTTAAATTGATCTTGACCTCTCAGATAGGTCTTCAGGTTGTTTTTTATCAGATCAAAGTCTAAATTGTCTACTGGAAGATTATCTTGGTTCATCTGGTTCTCTCTAACTTGATGTTAGTTTCGTATACTGCCTTTTGATTTACAATTGTGAATCTAATATTTAACACTAATGCTCCCGAATTACCCAAGACATTGTAATTCACATCTAATTTATCTATTCGTGGTTCATACTGCCTAATCGCGTCTTCCACTTTCTTTCTGCCGTGTACCGCCATAACAGGCCCTGGATTTTCAAACAACATATCGTAAATGCCTGGATCAATTTCTGGATGAAATAGTTTTTCATTTTTTCTTAAGGATAGCAGATTCCTGATGGAACGCTTTACTGCTTCATCATCAGTTTTTATTGAAACATCTCCAGTAACAGGATTACGAGAGAAATTTAAATCTAAATCTGTAAAAATGTTCTTGGTATAATCCGCCATTAACTTTGCCTCTTGATTTCTAGTTCTATAAAGGCACGATACTGTTCCAAAATTTTATGGCAATCTTCTTGATCGCTTGGTATTTCGTTTCTATCGCTCCACTCAACCTTTACAAACCCAACAAATACTTCTCCTTTTCGTATTGGAAGTATGGCAAACGCTTCAATATCTTTGGATTTGTTGTATACGCGAAGCGATGATTGTGGGTTTAGTGAATCGGTAAATCTAACTTTAGGATTGTCTTCTTTTAAAATTTCAACAATATCCCAAAAAATCGTAACAAGAACGGATTGTAGATAAGGATATTCCATAGACACGCCAAATCCGCACGATTCGTGGGATACACTAAATCGTTTCATTGGAGAGCCTTCTAAAAATTTACCACCATTATGAAACTGACCAATCTGAGTTCTGCTAGCCTCCAATTGAAGGCGCAATGCAGTTAACAGTTCGTGTATATGACTGTGTTTTTGATCTTTAGGATCAGAAATGTCTATTTCTGGATGCTCGTCTTTATGTGTTTCAAAGTATCGCTTTTTCATGTACGAGTATCCTGTAATCATGCCTCCAACCAATCCAGTTACGGCTATCCCGATATTTACCCAAAAATCCATTCCTATAGAGTTAGACATTTAGATGCTACCTTTCTACTTCTTGAGAGATCTTTATGCAAACCCACAACCAACATTAGGACTTCCAGATGCTATTGCTGAACCGCAATCAAGAGGATCGCCCACTTTTGCGCCTAGTCTACTATTCACATAAACCGAACCAAAAGCAATAGTTTTGCTTAAATGGCAAGGATGATCGTCATCACAAGTATCGCAATGGGGCCCCCATCCGTCATCGCTTCTATGCCATCCTCTACTATTCACAAAAACATTGTTTGACCAACTGATATTTGATCTTGGAGGATAGCATTCGTGACCCGTACAGATGTCTCCTGCTCTACAAACTCCCTGCATTTAATTACCCCAAAATCCTTTCTGTTTCATCTTCGTTAAGTAGTCAAGATTGTCTTTTGTCGTCACGCCATCCACCGCAAATGGGCCAGTTATATCTAGGATAAATCGGTCTCTATCACTAGACCACCAATTTGATATTCTAAAGGTATACACCGTATCCGAGTACCATCCTGTATAACCTGGATCAAATGCTCTCATAACAAAACTAGCGTGGACTATTGTTCCTAAGCCGTTTCGGTAAGCCCCTGCTGATCCTACTGTAGCATAGTTACTTTCGTTGAATTTTAAGCCTGGTGGCAGTTTAAACTGCTCAACAAACAAATCCATTTCGGACATGATTCCTGATATTTGTCCTGTTTCCATGTTTATTGTCAAATCTGGTGGAAATTCACCACCAACAACCATAATATACGGTTTATCAACACATCCCACATAGGTTTCAGAATAGCCTAAACCACCGCCTCCAATTCCTGGTAGAGTTGGTGTTCCGTAATATCGTCTCAGCACATTAAACGATACATTTTGTTTTTCTCGGTAAAGTCCACTAAATGGATCTACACTAAACAATGTTCCGCCACCAGGCCCCAATAAAGGTTCAGGGCCAAATACTATGGGACATGAGCCTGATGCGGAACCACCAGCACATCCAATATTATCTAATGCTATTGGATTTTCTTCTATTCCAGGATAATAGTAATTGGGAGATTTAACCCCGTAATGGGTATATCTGCCGCTGTAAGTTGCGTAATCTCCTGTTGGGACATTGCACGAAGGCGGTGTGTATATGAATGAACTGCCTGAACCACCCGGCATTAAAAGTCTCCACCGTCAACAGTCAAAAGTCCTTCTGTTGGAAATTGAGTTTCAAACCCAACCAAGGGGACAGCAGGAATACTAGTAACAGTTCCAACATTACTTCCTGTAGTTGATAACGCAGGACCCGAAACACCTGGATAGCCTGAAATTATGGTTGCTGTTGCACCAGGAACCGCGTAGAAGTTTTGAGTTGGAATTCCAGGAGCATTTGTTTGTACCGATTCCGAACCAGCAGGAACTGCTACAGGAGCGATGGGTTGCGGATATTGTTGTGTGGTTGTTGTTTTTGAAGATGAAGATGCAATGTATGCTGCTGCTCCTATGCCTCCAGCAACAACTAAAGTTGTAGCAATACCACCAATTGAACTTGCTAACGAAGAACTTGGAGCAGATTGTGTTGTTTGAACATTTGTTAAAGCACCACCAGAAGAATTTGTAACTTCTGTGCCTACAGATTGAATTTCATTTGTATTTACAGTTTCTACATAATTTGTTGGATTTGAGACTCCACCTAAAGAATTTGTGAGTGATCCTTCTTGAGGAAGTTCAACAAAGTTTTCTGTGGGTGTAGTTGGTAATTCGCCTGTAACTGTTTCTGCTACTCCTCCAACACCAGAAACTGCACCCAAGGAAAAAGCCCCACCTCCTTGTTGTTCTGTAACTTGATATGGAGAAGCATTTTCATCCTTTACTGTTATTTCTTCAAGTTCTGCAATTGTTTCGTCTGAGGATGAAAAGTTGATGCTTAAACTATCGGGACTTACTCCCTCAGGATTAAAATCAATACGAGAGGCGACAAACAACATCTTTCCGCCAGCAGCAACGCTATAGTTTCCGTCTACCTTATGAACAAAATCTTTTTTGGTCTCCATTATGGTGTTGCCGTTTACTAGAATCTTGGCATCACCAATAATCTCTAAAAGACCGTCTTTTCCTATTCTTATCCTTTGAGAACCATTAACATTGGTATTTTGATCGCCATTCACAAGGATGTTATCATTGTTCACTTTAATATCATAATTGTCATTTGCAACTTTTGTCACCATAGAACCATCAGGATAAATTTCAATCCATGTTCCTGAGGTGTGTCGTATGTGTATTCTTTCTGCTCCCTGTGTATCATCAAATTCTACGATATGCCCACTTTCAGTTTCCATAACTTTGTTGTGTGGATATACAGAATTATACGCTGATTTGGGCTGAGACCAAGTGCCTTCACCCATTGCGGTTTGAACACTCGTCAATTCCTTGTCTATCTTTGCAGGAACTACAGTATACTGTAGACTGTCTTCGTCGTTTCGTGCTAGACGATTAACATCCGATTCATCTCGGTATTCTTCGTTTGGATAGATTCCATACGGATCATTAAATCCATAATTGGGGTTTGACAGTTTATCCGACAAAACTTCAGGTTGAGGTATTCCGTGAAATGTTCCTAGAATTACTGGGTCTTGTGCATTAGCACCGTCTCGGAAAAATCCAATGACCCAAGAACCTTGAAGAAGACCGCTTGGCGAAAATCCTTTTCCGCTAGTAGAAGCAGAAGTATTGGGCATTAAAACTATTGCCCAAGGAAGAGATTCTGTGGGTATCAATTGCTTATCGTCGGTATGAAATTCTAAGCAACGAACTCTAACTCTTCCGATTTTTAACGGATCGTTTGTGTCTTCAACAACACCGTGGAACCACACAAACCCATTTTTTCCCATATGGTCATTTACAGTTTCCATAGTTTTAAACCGGATTTAGATTGGCTTCCTTATAATCTGGAATTGGATCGTCAAACGAATCTTTAGTTAAAGTTAAAATCATATTGTATTCGTTACGACCAATATTATGAGCGATTCTTGTTATCATATATCTACCTGATAGATAGGTGTCTCGCCATTCGTTCTTTTTTGCGGTATCTTCTTGAGACACAATATCCACCTGAACAATATCTCCAACTCGTCTTCGTGAATCGCCGGGAGCATCAATTTCCATTCCTACACTTCCAATTTGATTCATTAGACTATGGCGATTCAAAGAAAAATCCAAATACTGCTCGTTATCTTCTATTTCATCCCATTTATATGAATGCTTAGGCAAGAATTTTCTATGAGATAGAATCTTATCACTAAATGTTTCATTCAATCTTGGTAATGTTGGATGCTTTGAAACATGAACTTGATCCTCAAACTTTTGTCTATAACTGTAGATATCATATTCTATCTTCTTATAGGTAGTATCAAAAGTTGTGAGAAGTGATCCGTATGTTCCTGTGGAAAAATCACGCATCTTATCACCAAAGTTGGTTATCACAACAGATTTTGCATTGTCTGCCATCTGTTTTGTAGAATTGTGATCGGCAGGAACATGCTTGTAACTTGCAGAAACTGGTAAAGATTTCATGTACGATAGAGGCAAAAATAAGTATCTTCCCTCTAAGTTTTGGTAGAAAACATAATCACACATCTGATTGTTGCCAGAATATGAAGACCTACTAGCCAAAAAGTTTATTGCGTAGAAAGGACTCCAATTTGGCAAAACAATATTTTTCATCCCATATGTTTCAAAGACTACTAGTTTTGAGTTTCCGTTTTCGGTATTTGGAGATGCGTTTATTTCGTTATTTGGAACAATATAATCGTAAAAAATGTTTTTAACCATATCGCTGTATGGCTGAGAACTATACGATTTAGATATCTTGGTTCCTGCATTAAAGAAGAATTCTTCTCCAACAAATTCTAGAGATACCAAAACCTGATTTTGTGAACCACCAACTTTTTGTCGTGATGAGACTTTATAAACTTTAAGAGATAGTGTTATCTTTTTTCTTGGTTGATCTTGAATACCAGGAGTTGTAAACACTATTTTTAATGTTTCGTTACCTATTATTGGCATGTGCTTTGATAAGTTTAAAGCATCAATAAGAGTAACGAAACCACTCAATGAGTTTGAAAATAAATCTTCGTAAATTACAACTGATGCCAACTGTTCTCTGATATTCATAGTGAAACCAGAACAAGAAGTCAATTCTATAGTTTCTATTACAATATCACCCGGTTTTGTCCACTTATCGGTTGAAACAGAATATGGAACCATAGAAGACATATAGAAATCCTTTACAATTAAACCTTAAACAAATCCGAGAATTGCTTTATGATATCATCCAAGAACATAGGTTTAAGAATACTAATTTGACGCTTTTCTTCATTCTTTGAGTATTCGTAATTCATGTTTGATACTGCTTGTTGTGCAACAACGATTCCTTCCCCCGTGGTGTTTCCCGTTGCATCTACAGAAGGATCAGAATATAAGTTTATTAAACTTTTTGGAATATTTTGATATGGTCTGTAAGACACTCCGTTTGTTGCGTTATTTGGTGGAGCAAATTTGCATCTTGGATCTAACCAATTTCCATCAGAGTCTTCAAAATGGTGAACCGCATATGGAGTAAGTTCTGCTCTCGTTATTGTAGCAGTTATAGCATTTCCTAAACTGTTTGTTTGGGTTATTTGCGCTCCCAATTGAACCGTTCCATCACTTTTTGTTGTTTTTGTTTGAAAATCCCCACCAGTAATATTATCAACAACCAATTCTCCTAATGTCCTGTTATATGAAACAACCATTGCGCTAACCGATCCTTGGTAAATTGTTGATCCTGTTTCAAAAAATGGAATGGCTGAAGTTACTGTTCCTCTTTCGTACAGAACGCTATCGTCTCTAATATAAAGAGTTGTTCCTGAATATAACAATTTAATCATTGCTTCAAACTCTGAATCGGTTAAAGGCCATTCGTGATACGGATTAATTATGTCATTGAATAGTAATACAATCCAGTGCAAATCTGAACGATTATAGACGATATTTGCTATAGTTTCAGGTCTATCTCCATCTCTAATGCTGTATAAAAACAGAAGAGAGTTATTGGTTTTCAAGTATTCGGAAAATTTGGCACGAAGCAAAATGTTTTTTGCTTTTACCACCTTTGCTGTGTTTTCGTCTAATATGTAACCAGTAGATGGAAAATGTGTAAAGTATGACATTAGTATCCTTTCTCAATTTCTGCTTGAGTAAGGATATTGAGTTCTGTGAAGTTTAATTCCATTTTGATTTTAGTAGGTGGCGCACCTTTACTGTTTGGTCTAAATGTGTTGAAAGGCTTTTCACCATAATTCAAATCCACACTTGTTAAAGCACAACGAGATAGACGAGGAAGATAGCGGTTTTCATTGTTTCCATAATAAAATGTCAATTTAAATTCCGCAGGATAATCCAACATTCTTCCTGCATCAGTACTTCGTTTTGGATGAGAATACTTCTTGAATGTTTCAACAATAACATACACTTCTTCCATTTCTCTTTCGCTTGTTGGATAAAATTCATATCCTAGTTTAAAAGTTCTTCTGTTTGTGTTTTGGAAAAGACTCAAAATCATCGGATTAGGAACTTGTCGTGTTAATGCTTCATAATATTGCTTTGCATTAACCTTTTCCAAGCCTAAAGATTCTGTTGCTTTAGTTAAAGGTTCACTTACTTTAGGACTCAATCCTCTTCCCATTTTATCTGCAAGTTCTTTACCTAGAAGATTATAATCGGCATTGCTAGTTCCATCCAACAAACTCTTGATTGAATTTCCTGTTGTTTTTGTAATATCTGAAAATGCTTGCATTCCTGCCATATCATCAGATTCATTGTACGACTGATTGTAAGCGACATTTACAGAACCAGGAAGATAAAGATAAATTGTTTTATCTATCTTTTTATTTGCTATTCCCAATCCTGTTTTTTCTTGTGTCCAACCTAATCCAGCATCGTTTGATAGTTTTCCTATACCGGCAGAATTTGCAAGATTAGAAACTATTCCGGTTCCCATGCCAGAGGTTAACATGGCTACTCCTGCTCCAAGAGGGCCAGTTTGGCTAATATCGGCTGCGGCTTCAACTGCTGCTTTAACATTCCATGTATTACCAACAGCAGTTCCAATACCTTGAAGTTTGCTTACAACTTGTGGGGTTAATGCACCCAATCCTGTAATGAGTGCTTCATTTGAACCACCTAAAGATGAAAAAAACGATTCTTTATTTGAGTCTAGCCCACTACCACCTGTTTCAAATATCTCAAAACCGATATAATTCATATACTCGGGTCTCTCTCCAAGACCTTGCGGATACATCAACACTTGTTTTTTTGAAGCAGTTTGTCCTGGTTTTTTGTATTTAAAGTCTACACCAATACTAGCAAGCATCTCCTCTAGTGACTCGCCAGAGTTTACTTGTCCTGCTAAAGCATCAGATTTTTTTCCTACCGGTGGGGTATATGAAGATCCACCACCGCCCATGTCTTCCGCTGAAGGTAAAAATGCCATTTACTTTGCTCCCTTGTATACACCTATTTAGTATACTAAATATAAAAAAAGGACAAGCCATCGGAACCTTCAAGACCTACAAAGGAATATATAAGCCCTTAAATCCAGGCAAATACAAAGGAGATCCTAACCTTTGTGTATATCGTTCTCTTTGGGAACGCCGTTTCATGCAATTCTGCGATACCACAGAAACTGTTCTGAAATGGAGTTCTGAGGAAATAATAGTTCCATATAGATCACCTATAGACGATAAGATACATCGCTATTTTGTGGATTTTTGGGTTGAGGCTTTAAACAAAGAGGGTAAACCTGAATGCATGCTTGTGGAGATAAAGCCAAAGTCCCAAACTAACAAGCCTCTGATAAAAGAGAACAAATTGACAAGAGGCAAAATGCAGCAAGTTAAAGACTGGCTAATCAATAATGCAAAATGGGAAGCAGCAAAACATTTCTGCGAAGAACGCGGCTGGCGGTTTTTGATACTTACCGAAAAAGAGATATTTGGAAAGGAAGAAACCATCAATGGCTGATGTAAGAGATTTGATATTTCAAATGATGGCTAATGAACTCAAAGGTTCCAAAAAAGAAAACCGTATTGGCATCATTTCCAAATTTGCTAAAGACACTGCTCTTGGCTACGCTAAAGATAAGGCTAAAGAATACGCATTAAATCAATTCAAAGGTGCTAAATCTCCTCTACAAAAACAAAATATACAAGAGTTATCTCAGAATACTGCGAGATTGGCTCTGTTGAGACGAACCAATCAAAAAGATTTACTGTCTAGAAAATCAACACAACTAATAAAAGATGCGGTTAAAGATACTCGTGTCTCAAACAGAAGAACCCTGCTAAATGGTGATAAAGCAAGAACACCATCTAACATACAGATGGGAAACTTGTATTTTTTTGGTTATTTACCTGAAAGCAGAGATAAGTCTGCATTTTTTGATGAATTTCCTCTTGTTCTGATGCTTAAACGAGAAAAAAATGGATTCATAGGATTAAATTTTCATTACCTGAGAAATAATCTAAGAGCAGATTTTTTTGATGCTCTACTAGACTACTCGGATGTCACAAATTATGATGTTATACCTGAATCCGAAATGAAAATATCGTATGAAATGTTGCTATCGCCAAAATTTAAAAATTATTATAGACCTTGTATACGATCATATAGGTTTAAGAATTTCATAACAGGGTTATACGAAATAGATCCTAGAGATTGGAAAACCATGATGTTTTTGCCTTTAGAAAAGTTTTCAAAAATGTCCCGTGAAGATGTTTGGAAATGGTCAGACACAGAAGTAAAAAAGTAAGGAGATAGCATGTCATTCTTTGGTAACATCGGTGGGTTTGTCGGTAAACAACTTCAACAAGGAATTGCTGGGCCTCTTCTTGGTATTCTTGGTCTCAACACCACAGAACAAAATCCCAACAGCATTTATCAGGATGCCTTAACTCAAGCCAGATCGGTAGGATATCAGTCCTCCAATCGGTATATTTTGTTTTTTGAGCGTGTACCCAATATTGGGTTTGAATGGGATAACAAGCGTCTTTCCCTATCATGTGTAACTGCAACTACACCACAAAAAACATTTACTTCTTATGAAAGAGATATTTCTGGCCCATTACGCAAAGTTCCATATTTGGCAAACTATGAAATGTCTGGCGAATTCAGATTTATGTGTTCTTCTGATATGTACGAATACTACGCATTTAGTCGTTGGATGGATAATATTATAGATCCAGTATCAAGAATCGTGTCGTATTATGAAGATATAATCGGTAATCTAGTGGTCTGTGCTTTACCTCGTTCTATAGGAGCAGAATCCTCCGGCTCTAGTCAATTAGGAATCCCTTTCTTGGGTAACATACAATTAGGCAATAAAGAAACAAAATCTGCTCCACTAAGTTACGGCGCGGCTATAGATTTAGCCCAAGAAGGCAAAATATTTGCATATAAACTCTCAGAAATATATCCAAAAACCATAGCATTGAGCGGATTTGACTCTGGTGCTGCTACCCAATCTCTTATGGTTAATGTAACTTTTAATTTTAGAGAAGTTACCGATATTTCTCAGAACGCAGAGTTGGTTTCAGCATACATGAAGCAAATTGCTGACATGTATGGCCCTGCAATGGATGAAAATGGAAACGAGAGTGGCTTTGGAAGTTTGGTCAATTTTGGTATCAATACTGCTGCCATGTTCTCAAAGCCTTAAGTGAAAGTGAAATACATACAATTAGTGCATTGATTATTAAAGGAGAAACACAATGGCCCTGCCTATTATTGCGACACCTAAGTATGAACTAACCGTACCTTCCACAGGAAAAAAGGTAAATTATCGTCCTTTCCTGGTAAAGGAAGAAAAAGTATTACTTTTGGCTAATGAGTCAAAGGATCAAAAACAAATCATTAACGCAATGCGTGATATTATCACGAACTGCACTTTCGGTGAGGTTGATGTAAAGTCTTTGGCTACATTTGATATTGAATACATCTTCTTACAACTCAGATCTCGTTCTATTGGTGAGACTATTGAAGTGAAGTTGAAGTGCAAGAAGTGTGAAAAAGATATGCCTATTAGCGTAAACATAAATGATATAACGATAAAGCGAGAAGAAGGAATTCAAAACAATATCCGAATCGCAAACAATACTGGAATAATTTTTAATTATCCAAACTTTGAAGCCCTTCAAACTCTTGAAAATTCTAATGGAAATAACCAAAACACTGAAGAACTTTTGCGCTTTATTGGTTCATGCGTTGAATCAATTTATGATGAAAAGCAAGTGTATCCTGCTAAGGATTATACCAACAAGGAATTGGTAGAATTTTTGGAAAGCCTACCACAAACAAATTTTGTAAAGATAATGGAATTCTTCAACAAGATGCCGTACATTTCTCACACAGTAAAGCCTAAGTGCGAAAAATGTGGAAATGAAGAAACGATAGAATTGAGGGGTGCTCAAGATTTTTTTCAATCAGCATGATGCATGATAGTCTGGCGAATATGCTGCAAACCAATTTTCAAATGATGCAGCACCACCAGTATTCATTGCATGATATTGAAAATATGATACCTTGGGAAAGACAGATTTATATTGGACTGCTTGTTAATCATGTGAAGGAGCAAAACGAACAAACCAAACAACAGGAAGCACAAATGTCTTCTTCAATGCCATCAATGCCTTCGATGCCATCATTAAGAAGATAAAGGGGATAAGAACTAATGGCGGAAAATATAGGTGAAACACCCGACTCGGCATTTCCTGGAGTTCCCCCATCAATTCCAAGTTCTGCTTCCATTGATAATCTAACCAAAGAAACTGCTAGTTTAAAGGTAAGTATTTCTGAACTTACTCAAACACTAAAGATTCAAAACGCTAAAGATAATATACGAGAAGAGCGTAATGAAGAAACCAACAAATCTATGTTGGAATGTCTTCAAGAAATGCGATCACAGTTACACGCTTTATTAATTTTACAAAGAGAATCTATTGTTTCGTCCGCAGAAGAAAGAAGACGAAAAGAACCAGAGATAGAAGATGTAACTGCTGCTGCATCTGCTGCTTCAGGTAAAGGTGGAGGTAAAGGAGAAAAACCAGAATTTAAGGGTGGTGGTAAATCATCATTCTTAGATGTTGGTATGGGAATATTCTTTATTGCTGCATCTATTGCCGCTTTGGGTGTTGGTCTTAAACTAATGAATGAGGTACGATTAGGTGCTATAGTTAGATCATTCATTATGATTGCGGCATTGGGTACAGGATTACTACTATTCTCCAAGTTGGGTAGTGGAGAAGATATGAAGAAGACCGCACTATCCCTAATAATTCTAGGTGCTGGAATTGCGGCTCTTGCATTAGGACTCAAAGTATTCCAAATGGTATCTTGGGGATCAATAATAAAAGGAGCAATTGCTCTAGGATACTTGGCTGTTGTATTACCGCTTTTGAGTATGCTTGCTGATGGCAACAACCTAATCAAAGTCTCTGCTTCTTTAGTAATTCTAGGTGCTGGATTAGCCGCTGTTGCACTAGGACTAAAGTTATTTGAAATTGTATCTTGGAGTTCCATATTTAAGGGAATAGTTGCTTTAGGCTTATTAGGAACTGCTTTAGCCTTCATGGGTCTTATTGCTAAAGGCGATAACCTGATTAAAGCGGCTCTTTCTTTAATAATTTTATCTGGAGCGTTTATAGGATTATCGTTTGCTTTAAATATGTTTGCTGCTGTTCCTTTTGGAAACATAATTAAAGGCACTGTTGCTTTGGCAATGCTTGGATTTACTTTAGGAATAATTTCCTTGCTCGGTGGAGATCGTTTAATAAAGGCAGCAACAGGAATACTAATATTTGGTGCTGCTTTAATTGTATTTACTGGCGCATTATTGCTTATGAACTATGTGAGTATTGGATCTATACTCAAGATGTTCTTTGCAATGATTCTTATAATGCCTATATTTACTGCTCTAATGGTTGTAATGGCTCCTGCTATGGTAGTATTTGGTTTTGGTTTATGGTTGCTTGCAAAAGCAGTTAAAAACTTTGCTGAAGCGATGTATATTTTTGCTAAAGCGGCAATAGTTTTTGGTATTGGATTCTATATCATAGCATCAGCAATCAAATCCCTAAATTGGGAACAATTAGGTATGATTGGAGCAGTTATAGTTGGATTTGGATTGGTATTGCTTGGTTTAGGTTATGCTCTAGAACGCATGGGAGGTCAAAAGACTTTCTGGAAAACTGCTATGGCTATAACTTTATTAAGCGTGTCGCTAATGGTTCTTTCATTAGCCCTACGAACCTTAAATGGTGTTGGTTGGGAATCCATAGGTAAAGCAGGAGCAATTCTATTAGGATTCGCATTAGTTGCCAAAGTAATTGGAGAAAATGGCGGAGCCTTATTTAAGGCAGGATTGGCATTACTTGCTGTTGGTATTGGTATTATTCCTTTAGCATTTGGTCTTAAGATGTTTGCGGGTATAGAACCGCAAACTGTTCTTACTGCGGCTTTAGCCCTCACATTAGTTGGAGGAGCAGCATTTTTATTGGGAAGTGCTGGTGCAGGAACTGTTTTAATGGGTGCGCTTTCAATTGCTGCTTTAGGTATAGCCTTAATTCCTCTAGCATTGGGTCTTAAAATGTTTGCAGGAATTGATTTGAAAATGTTAGGAATGTTGGCATTGGGACTTGTGCTTGTAACTGCTGCTGCTGTAGGAATGGGAGTTTTACTTCCACTTATAATTCCTGGTGCAATAGCAATTGTGGCTCTTGGTGCTGCTCTCGTTGTTTTAGGTACTGCGTTAAGTATTTTTGATGATTTCTTAACAGATTTTAATGAAACTATCAAAGTATTTGGTGATGTTGCAGTTAACATCATTCATGCTGTTGGAGATGTGTTTGGTGTGTTTAACACAATAATTACAACCACAGGACAAGTTATAGGTGATGTTATTGCACAGATGGTTCAACTTGCTGATCCTGGTATGGGAATGGCTTTGTTGGCAACTGCTGGAGGAATAACTGCCGTTGCCGGTGCTCTAGGGCTATTGATGGCTGCTGGTGGTGTTGGTGGTGTTGTGAGTTCCGCAGCGGGAATGGTTGGCGGTATAATGCAAGGAATTGGAAACTTCTTTACAGGATCATCTGGTGGAGTAACTGGTGCTTTGCAGGCTTTAGGAATTATTGTAGAAGCCGCAAAATATGTTAACGAAATAACTCAATTATCAACAGCAATTCAAACTCTGTCTTCTGCTCTTGCAAAACTTGCAGAGACTCCGCCCATAAAGGCAGAGGTATTGCAGCAACTATCAGAAATTATTGATAAGTCTGAACGATACGCAAAAACTCAACAATTGATGGTAGGAATGCGTTCCACAAGAATGACAATTTCTGAACCCTTGACTCCTGAAAGCAATGCAAAAACTAATTTTGTAGAGTCATTATCCGCCGAGGAAATTAGTCCATATACTTCTGCATCAACGGGAATGCTGCTTAAAATGGCGGAGTCTGAAAAGGCTAACATTCAATCTTCAGGCAATCAAAAATATGGCGACAGACATGAAAAATTACTAGAAAAGATTCTTCAAGAACTAGAAGCCCGTGGAGTTGCATACAATAACATTTATACGACAAACGCCTCCTCAACCACTTACGCTGGCGGAGGAGGCGGTGTCGCCCAATTTATCCCAATTCAAACTTCAGGAAACCGAGAATCTACTTGGAAGGCAACTCAAGGCAGTTACCGTCCTGCTGGCTAATCAATCCTCTTCAGCCAACTTACGGAAGTATGACAGGGTATCGTCTTCCTCACCCGTATCCTCTTCCTGTGCTGGCTTCTTTGCAGCGGGAGCGTCCTTCTTACGGAACTTCTCGCTCAAACTCTCACGGATGGGCTCTTCGTCTTCAGCCTTCTTGGAGGACTTGATTTCGGTGGTGAGAACAGTCTCGTACCGCTCCTTCAATTCCTCGTAAGACTTAAACTTGTCGGAAGCAACAAACTCCTGCAAGGCATACTGAGACTTCCACAACTTCTCAAGGAACTCATCCTTGCCTTCAAGCAGCGGACTCTTGGTGTCAAACTCACTCTTATCGTAGTTTGCAAAACCACCAACAGTCTGAATCTTCATCTTGAAGTTGCAACCATTCCAAAAATCAAATGGATTGATTGGCTCTTCGCCAGGAAACTTCGGCTGCATGCAGTCGCTAATCTTGTCAAAAATCTTCTTACCGTAGCGGAACAAGAACACCTTGCCCTCGTTCTCGCGGTTAGCAGGATCGCTTACAACCATGATGTTTGAGATGTAAGACAACTTACGCTTGCGATTACGAGCGATATCCTTATCAGATTCAATTCCGCTGTTCCACAGTTCGTTGTTTGCTTCGCAGACAGGACACTTCTTGCCTACGGTAGTGGGGCAGTTCTCAATGAACCATCCACCCTTGCCTTGGAATCCGTGGTTAAACACGCGAACCCAAGGAACTTCTTCGCCAGCACAAGCAGGCAGGAAGCGAATGATAGCAAAACCATTGCCGTCCTTACCACGCTCGGTGCTCCAAAAGCGGTCGTCCTTATATGACTTACTTTCCGTCGTCTTTTCCAATTCCTTGGCGAGAGCCGAGACGGAGTTCTTGCTCATCTTCTTTAGGTCTGAAAATC